GCTGATTTACAAATATTACACGACGGTAATAATAGTTTTATACAAAATTCTACAGGGCAATTACAAATTATACAAAATACAACTGACGAAGATATTATATTTTTAGCCGACGGTGGTAGTGGCAGTGCTGTTGAATATATGCGTTTAGATGGAAGTCAAACTACAATAAGAATGAAACGTCAAGTTAAATGGGACGATAACATAAAAGCTACATTTGGCGACGGAGATGATTTAGAAATACAACATAACGGTACTCATAGCTTTATAACTAACGCAACAGGCGATTTAACTATTGCAAATTATGCTGATGATAGAAGTATATATTTTCAATCAGATGATGGTGGTGGTGGATCTGCTAATTATATACAAATTGATGGTGCAAATGTAAGAACCTTATTTAGTATTAATGCTGAATTTAGTGATAATGTAAAAGCAAAGTTTGGTTCAAGTGATGATTTAGAAATTTATCACGACGGAAGTCATTCATACATACAAGATTCTGGAACAGGTGTTTTAAAAATATTAAGTTCAGGTGTGACTTTTCAAAATGCAGGAGGTTCATCAAATCTTTTAATTCTTGACTCATCTGGCAACGCAACTTTTGCAGGTGCTATTAATCTTGATTCAAATCATATTAATATTGATGGTAATGGTGCTGTTATATTTGACAACACAAATAATAATAATGCTTGGTACATAAGAAACGGTGGTACTAATTCTGCTACATTACAATTTGGATTAGGAACTCCAGGTTCTAATATTAAACACACTTTTGATGGTAGTGGTAACGTAACTTTTGCGGGCACTATATCGGCATCTAATTTATCAGGAACAAATACTGGTGATCAAGATTTAAGTAGTTTAGCTCCAAAAGCAAGTCCAACATTCACAGGTACACCTGCTGCCCCTACAGCATCCGCTGGAACAAACACAACTCAATTAGCAACGACTGCTTTTGTTAGTACAGCTGTATCAAACTTAGTAGATTCCGCTCCTGGAACTTTAAACACATTAAATGAACTAGCGGCGGCATTAGGTGATGATGCTAGCTTTAGTACAACTGTTACAGACAGTATAGCTGGAAAAGTATCTAAATCAGGTGATACTATGACTGGCAATTTACACATCGAAGCGGGTTCTCCTGTTATAAATTTAAAAGACACTACAGATGATGATGACCAGCAGATAAACTTCAAAAATAACTCAGGCACTGTAGAGTATGCAATAAGAACTCAAGACTTTACTAGCGGTGGAGGAGGAGATGGATTTTATATAGGTTCTAAGAGTAGTGATAAACTAGTGTTAGCTACAAACAATACTGCCGCTTTAACAATAGACACATCACAAACAGCAACTTTTGTAGGCCATATAGAATTGGCAGATGGTAAATATGTTTATTTTGGAGGCGCAGACGATTTAGGTATTGTGCATAGTGGCACTGATTCGTTAATTGTAAATGAAACAGGTCATTTAAAAATAAGAAATAAGGCAAATGATAAAGATATAATTTTTGAATGTGATGATGGTAGTGGTGGAGTAACTGATTATTTAATAATTGATGGAAGTGCAACCATAATTACAGCACATAAAAATTTAAGATTTGATGATAGTATACAACTGCAATTAGGTGTTGCTAGTGATTTAAGAATATTTCACGATGGAACAGATAGTAAAATACATAACGATACAGGGCATTTAGTTGTAGAAATTGACGCAGATGATAAAGATTTTTCAATATTTGCAGATGATGGTTCTGGTGGTCTAGCAGAATACTTTAGAGTTGACGGTAGTTTAACTTTAAATAGGTTTTTAAAATCAACATTATATAATGATAATGTAAGAGCTTTATTTGGCGCTGATAGTGATTTACAACTATATCATTCTGGTTCTAGTGCTATAATGTATAATAGTACAGGTAATATTACTTTTACAAATTACGCTGATGATCAAGATATTATATTTCAATCAGACGATGGAAGTGGTGGTGTAGCTACGTATTTCTTTTTAGATGGAAGTTTAAATATAACTAGATTTAGTGAATCAGTTAGATTTGAAGCAAATGTTAATTATACTGATAGTGTGGAAGCTAGATTTGGAAATAGTAACGATTTAACTATAAGCCATAACGCAACTAATAGTATTATTGATAATATAACAGGTAATTTAATTATACAAAATCAAACTAATGATGCTGATATTCAATTTAAATGTGATGATGGTTCTGGTGGTTTAACTGAGTATTTTAGGTTAGATGGTAGTATAGCTGAAAACACTTTTTCTCGAACAACTAAAGTAATAGACAACTTTTTTATAGGAGCAGGTAGTTCAACAGACTTGTATTTAACACACGATGGCACAAATTCTAGTATTATAAATAACACAGGAAATTTAACAATACAAAATAATACTGATGATGGAGATATAATTTTTAGAAGTGATGATGGCTCTGGAGGAACTGCTGAATATTTAAAAATATCAGGAAGCGCAGAATCTATAATAACAAGTAAGTCTAATTTTTTTGGTGATAATGTTAAGGCAATTTTTGGTGCAGGAAGTGATTTACAAATATATCATGACGGAAGCAATAGTTATATAGATGAAACTGGAACAGGAAGTTTATATATTAAAAGTGCTGGCGCAATAAGATTACAAAGTGATACTGGTGAAAATATGATTTACGCAGTAAATGATGGCGCTGTAAATTTATATCACAATAACGTAAAAAAGTTTGAAACTAAATCAACTGGTGTAGCTATTAATGGTCATGATATAATTAGTGATAGTGGTAGACTAACTATTAGTGGGCAGCTTGGCGTTACCTCAATTATTGCTAATAGAAGTATACCTTGTATAGTTACTACAGGATGGGGTGATGATGTTTCAACTACATCAAATAGGATAATACCATTAGGCAATTCAACAACAGATACAACAATTTCATCTGCTGATGGTTTTCATTTTGTTGTAATGCCTTATGCTGGGAATGTTAAAAAAATAGTAATGAAAAATGTTGCAGGTAGTTTAAGTTCAAGTTTTACAACAGAATTAAAACTTTATAAAAATGGTGCGAATGTAACAAGTAGTGGCGAGTTAACCGCATCAAGTAGCGCAATAACATGGGAACCTAGTTCTTCAAATACTTTTTCAGCAAATGATGAAATATCATTAGTATATCAGAAAAGTGCAACAGGTAAATATTGGAGAGAAGTATCATTAACAATGGTGTTAGAATTCACCGGTCAAGATATATAAAATATGGGATATTGGGAAGAATTAAATATAGATGATTTAAATCTTAAAGAAGATGGTCAAATAAGATATGTAAACGGCGGACTAGAGTTGGTCCCCTGGATAACAGGCATAGATGATGAAATATATAAAGGTTGTATTGAAGATTTATTAAAATTAGATTGGTCTGGATATAAATTATATTTAGTCGGCGGTGTATTACAAGGCTGGCAAACAACAGATATTGATATATGTATAACAGGCACTATTGGTGACGATTTACCTGTATTAATGGAAGAAGCAGTTAAGCTTGGCCCTTTTGATTTATATTATGTTAAATCTTTAGATGAAATAAAAGATAATACAACTAGAATATGGGAATTTGCAAAACATAGTGATAGAAAGCATGCGAAAGCTACAAGATGGAATGGCCAATGGAAACAAGATGGCTTATTTTGGATGACAGAAAAGTTTGATGCAAAGGGTAGAACATATGACAAAGAGCCCTTAGCGCTTAACTAATTAAAGTAAAAATTACGTAAAATACGTAATGATATAAACATAGTAATAACAATTAAATTTAAATTTTATGGCAAAGAAAACAAATGATTTAAAAATCACAGATGAAGAACTAAAATTAGTTCAAGAAAAAGTACAGCAAATTAATAACGCCCAAATGCAGGTGGGTGGCTTAGAAATGCAAAAACAACTTGCAGTTCTTAGTATGCAACAAATGCAAGCAGAGCTAATAGAACTACAAAAAGTTCTTGAAGAAAAATATGGCAAAGTTACTGTAAATTTAAATGACGGTACTTTAAAAGAAATTGAAGAAGATGGGCCTAGTAAGGAAAATTAGTATTGGCAGAGATTATAAAAATGATGCAATGCATTATTCTGTAGGCCAAGAAGTATATGGTGGCCATATTATAGATTCTATTATAGAAGAAGATAATAAATTTTCTATTTTTATTAAAAAAGGTAAAGAAGTGTTACCATGGAAAGATTTTAATAAGAATATGGCAATTGCAGTCGAATATAATTTAGAATATTAATGCAAAGTTTATTTGATTTTATAATCAAACCAAAAAAAGAACGATACGACAATATAAAACAAATTGGTGACCAAGAGCTGATATTAAATTCAGAAATATCTAGTCATCAATATGTTAGTCGTATTGGTGTTGTTCTAGCTATTCCAAAAGCTGAATCTACAGATATTAAAGTTGGAGATGAAGTTATTATACATCATAATGTTTTTAGAAGATGGTATGATGTTAGAGGTATAGAAAAAAATAGTAGGAGCTATTGGAAAGAAGATAAATATTTTGTTAAACCAGACCAAATATTTTTATATAAAAGAAATAATAAATGGCATGCGCCTAAAGGTTATTGTTTTGTAAAGCCAATTCAATCAAATAATATATTGTTAGAAAAAGAAGTTCCATTAAGAGGTATTATAAAATACGTAGATAAAGAACTTAAAAATATAGATAAAGAAGATTTAGTTGGATTTACACCTAGCAGCGAATATGAATTTGTTATTGATGGTGAAAGATTATATAGAGTATTAACTAATTCAATATCTATTAAATATGAACGTCAAAGAAACGAAAAAGAATATAATCCAAGCTGGGCATAGCGCAGTTAAAGAATTAATAAAAGTCGCAAAAGAACCTATAGTTGAAACAGAAGATGATGTTTCAGCAGATAGATTAAAAAATGCCGCTGCAACTAAAAAGTTAGCTATATTTGATGCGTTTGAAATATTAAATCGTATTGAAGAAGAAAAAGCATTATTAGAAAATAAACCTTTAGAAAATAAAGATGATACTTTTAAAGGTTTTGCAGAAAGGAGATCTAAATAATGTACAAACAAAATTTATATAAAATAATACAGCCAGTTAGATTAAATACTGTTAAAAGATTAAACAAATCTAAAAAGTGGCAATATGGATATAATAAAGAACATGATATTGTTGTTATATCTAAAACAGGAATGATTGGTGATATTTATGAAATACAAAATTTAAAAATAGCATTACCTAAACAACCTAATAAAGTTTTTAAAGGTAATGATAAATGGGAAGTTCAAGAATATCCTAAAGAGCTAAATAAAATAAAAACAATATTTGATTGGCGTAGTTTGCCTTCAGATTTTAAAAATAATTGGTATGCGTATATTGACTCAGAATTTACTAAGCGGGAACAAGGCTTTTGGTTTTATAACAAAGGCATTCCTACTTATATTACTGGGACTCATTATATGTACTTGCAGTGGACCAAAATTGATATTGGGAAACCAGAATTTAGAGAAGCAAATAGATTATTCTTTATTTTCTGGGAAGCTTGTAAGGCAGATTCACGATCCTATGGGATGTGTTACCTTAAGAACAGGCGATCTGGTTTTTCTTTCATGGCAAGCGGAGAGGTGGTTAACTT